GTAACTATAAAACTGGTTTTGTAACTTCCAAACCCTTATAAAAAAATAACCCTCACTTTTTAAACCCTGATAATTAATTTTGTCAGGGTTTTTTTTTGGTTTAATCTGTAAACCTTTACTATGTTTTTACTTTAGTTTAACCCTTAGTTTAACCCTGACATTAACCCTAGTTTAACCCTGAAATAACCAGTTGTTGTAGTGTCTGGATAAACCTTTATTACTAGGGTTAATTGTGGGTTACTGGTTGTAGTATCTGGATATATCGTAGGTTTACTTAGAGTTGAAATAGACGCCTACCCTACCTCAACGAACCCTAAAAAAACCCTTGTTAATATGATGATACCAAAAACAAACCCTTTATTTATCTAGGTAACCCTAGCAATTAGTTGCTGTTTATCTAATTAAGTATCTGATTGACCGGAAGAAACCACTATACAAGCTATAGTAATATGTATATAAAAATATACTAGATAGGGTAGGCAAGGGGTATGGGGGACCCCGTATACTTGTGTATACAACCCCGACAGTAATTTTGTATTTTTTACCCTTTTTGCCCTTATGTGTGTTTTGCTTATCTGTGGGAGAACCCCACCATGAATTTAGATGACCCCTTGGTAGTCCGAATAACCCCTAGGGTTGTTTTGCTTATCTGTAGTTAGAACCACAGTAAATCTGAATAGAAGTTGAGGGAGTATATATGTTCCCTGCAGACCTTAACCCTAGTATACAGTTGAGATCGGGGTTTGTCAAGTAAAAAATGAAGAAATACAAAGAAAGTTGTGGATAACTTGAAGATAAGCAAGAAAAACCTTGACAAACCAGCGTACAGCTGTATAATAGAAATTAAATAGGATTATTTACTCAAATCCCTATCACAAATCTTAACAATTAAGGATTAACATCCATTATACAAAAGAGAGGTTGGAGTTGAAAAATAACCAG